CCCGTCGACGATCTGCAGCTTGACCTGCAACAACTCGCTCGCCCCGTCCTTCGTTTTCTTGCGTTCGCTCTCGGTCATGACAGCGCGATACTCGCCCGCAGGCAAAGCCTCAAACTCGCTGTCCTTCACTTGCGATGCGTCATATCCACCTAAATCAGCCATCTCAATTACCTTTCAAAACTTCACTCGGGACAAAAAACTCTGCATACTTCTCGAACGAAAACTCAACCATTTCTTCCGGCATGTTCAAACGGTTCTTGGCACGGACTCCCGCCGTTGGCTGCGTCCTGACAAAACGCTCGCTGCCACCCGCCGCGATGTTTCGAGTGCGGTTAAATCCGGTGTCTTCTTTGACTGCGTAAGTTCGGAACGATCCAAAGAAAACTTCCTGACACCAATCGCAAAGCAGATCACGAGCGAACTCACAGACGGACGGTTCCCACCGCTCGTAGGACGGCGCATCCGGCGGAGTGATCTTCACGGCTTCGCTGTGTGCCAGCAGGATGATTCCCAGCCCGCGTTCAGTGTGCAGCCAGTCCAATTGAAACTTGATCTTGTCCCACATGGCCTCAATAAACTTGTTGCCCTTGCCATAGCTGAATTTATCGTCTGCCATCGATTCGACGTTTTTTTCTTTGCAGATCTGCTTTTCAATGATCCGCTGCAAAGCGTCGATTGTGTCGATGGCAATCCAGCGATAAGGGAATTCACCTTTTGCCGCCGTCGTGTCGCAATGCAACCAAAATTCCTGCCACTCATCCCACGTTCGAATCGGGGGAGTCTTATCCATGTCAACGTCTCGATCGTCTTCGAGATTCGCCAACAGTGCCCCACCAAATGCCTGCGAGGCAAAAGTTGTCTTTCCGATAAAGTTCGTCCCATGAAACAGAACGCGACGTGGTCCGCCCTGTTTTCCTTTCAAGATCTTCACTGCTCTTTTCTCCGCTCTAAATGACACTCAGAACACAACACTCTCAACCCATCCGATTCGCAGAACAGCCGATCGGCGAACACGCTCAAATCGGCAAATGATTTCAGTGAGCCACATGGCTCGATGTGATCGACTTCAACGTCCTTGCGTGCGAACCATCCTTCGCATCGCTCGCATTGGAATTCCCACTTCAGCCGCTTGTTGTCGCTCTGGCTTTTACGCTTCACAACATTCAGTGCGTGCCTAACTAACGGAGGCCAGCGACGTGATAGTTGACGAAGTCCCGAGCGGATAAATCCCCAGAACGCGGCTTCAGTCCACTCGCCACCGGCGCGAGTTCTCGGGACTCTGTCAGTCTTTGCTTTGCGGCTCATCCCTGCCCCCTCAATAAGCCGCTGCCACTCGGAAGCATTCGCGTCGAACACTCACGAATCTGTGAAGGCCGATGCAATCCTTTGTTCTGCAGAAGATCGGGCCGTTCCATGCGGATTGATTCCGCCAGCCCCATTGTTGTTTCCGTGCCCCAAATCTCTTCCAATGATGGATCTCTGGTCATTGGCTTGTGGCCTGTTGGAGCGTGTAGCCGCTTAGATTTTCTTTTTGCCATCTCTCGCAATCGCCTCCGAAACTTCCCTGCGATGAACGGAAACATCTTTTTGGGCTTCGATTCCAAGGCGAACTTTGTCGCCTCGTATCTCGATTATCTTCACAACAATTGAATCACCGATCAGGATGTCTTCTTCAGTTTTCCGGCTAAGCACTAGCATGATTCGTTCCGTCTGATTAGTTAATGAAAACCTGCGAACGGCTTCGACGAACTGTTGACCACGCCACCGCTGGCAAGCCGTCCGCAGGAGTACAAATTCAGAGCCTGACCAGCCATAATGGCTTGCGGGGGCCAACCGTTGGCGTCTTCTCCAATCGGTCAGGCTCTGAGGGAGATTCGCCCGCCGCCGTTGACAGCGGGCCGGACAGAAACGATCTGCCCGTTCCGATTTAATCCGGTGAGCCATTGCTCTCGCCGGTTAGTGATTTCGGACGCCCTGCCACAGCATCGACGTCCTTACATGTGCGACCTTTCTGACGAGTCGCTGTGGTTCAATACGTCCTTCCGTACTTCTCACGGATCTGCTTTTGCACCCGTCGCCGCTCTGTCCGTTCTTCCGTCAGCTCAACTGATCCAGCCGCAAACCATGCCAAGACCATCAAGAGAACTGTTGCGATAATTTCATTTAGCATTTGCCAGTCTCCTTTGCTTTGCCGCCTCGACATGAGCATCCTGAGCTTTTTTGATTCGCTCCCGAGCCATCTCACGACGCAGGCAGCCGCATGATTTCGTTCCGCCACTCTGAATGCGTGAACGATGGGTGTCAACAATTTCTCCGCACGAGCATCGACAACGCCAAACCTGATACCCGCCTGCGTTGTCCCATTGCGAGACTGTAAACATATAGCGGATTACGGTCAGCCGCGAGCCTGCTGGCGGGATCGGTGGCGTTCGCTTTTGTGGTCGCCCAATGTTTGCTGTCATGCCTGCCCCTTTGCTGTGAATGTCATCGCTGATTTGCCAGTGACTTCGCACTTGCGATCCTCGCATTCTTTTACGAGATCCATCCGGACCAGTTCACGCACACGCTTGCGAAACGTTTCGATGTTCGCGACGTATTGCTTTGCCGCTTCGCGTGCCGCTTCGTTTGCCGTGATTGGCTTTGGTGCGTCCTTAATGGCTTGCAAAACAAAGCTCTGTAGCGTGTTAATTCGCAGCTCTGTTTCGACTGCTGATTTCTGGCTGGTTATTGGGTCTGATTTGCGGGAGATATTTGCGGGGGCGTCGAAACCGAGGGTAAGTTGCGTCATGTTGCGGCCTCCTCAAGTTCTGAAAACAAACTCGACTGATGCACCGCAGAATGCTGACGTGTTGCCAGATCAAGATTCTTTAATGCCTGCTTGTGATACTCGGTCTTCAGTTCACATCCATAAAAACGCCGCTTGTCGTAGATGGCCCGTTTTGTCTTTGGCGATGTTCCTCCAAGCGAAACGAATCCTTCCGATCCGATGCCAGCAAACGGACTGAAAACGATCTCACCTGGATTCGAGTACAACAAAACACATCGGCGAATCACTTCAAGCTGCAACGGGCAAATGTGCCTCGTGTCGTCGTCGGACTTCGCGGCCGCCGTGTTCAGAGTATCGGTTTCATGCACGTCATCCCAGCAGCCTTCAGCCCATGCAATCCAATCGTTTCGGCTGACCTGACCTTTGGCGTCGATTGGCGTTGCGTTCTCGCCTGGCTTGCGAAACTTGATCAAGTAGTCTTGAAGCGTGCCGCGTTGCTTTGAACGATCGCTTTCCAGTCCAGAAAACTGAAGCTCTCGTGATCGCGTTCGAATAGCCTGTGATTGTGGATTCTTGCGAACACTCCAGTCGTATTCGTAGACAAGGCCAGCACGCTCACCGAGCCGAATGTTGGTTCCTCGAAAGTCGCACAGGCCAACGCCGCCTGATCGCTTCATTCGTGGAATCTGGCAGACGTGGACGATTGCGGCCCGTCCCGGCTTCAGGACTCGCATCAGCCCGTTGAACATGAACGACAGATGAACCGCCGCTTCCATGCCCATTGAGTCAACGTTTCCAATGTCGCCTTCTGCGTCACTGTAAGCATACAGGCTAGGGAATGGCGGAGAAAACACAGCAAAGTCGACAGAGTTTTCAGGCATGTCTTCCAGCATGTGCGGAATGCAATCGCCGTGATGGACGTGGAACTGTTCTGAATCATCGAAAACATGCATGGCCAATCTCCTTGAAAAGTGCTTCCTGCTCTTCCGTGTCCTGTTGAACTCGACCGGCTTTGCGCAGCACGTTGTCAACAAATGGAACTTCCAGCTCCGTCACTGGAATATGGACATTGAGAGGCTTTGTGGAACCGATACGATTCGATCGCTTAACGGCCTGATAGAACTCTTCATAGGAGTCCTTTATGCCGCTAAAGATTTGCCGAGTGCAGACCTGTAGATTCAAGCCGAACCCAAGAATCTTTGGCTTCGTGATTAGCACTTTGACGCGGCCTGATTTAAACGCATCAACCGCCGCTTCCCGGTCTGCTTCTTTCGTGTCACCGGAAACGCTAACGGCTTCAGGAAACAGTTTTTCCATCTGTTCTTGCTCGTCGTTGTAGTGACACCAAATGATTGTCGATTCATCTGGCCAACTCTCGACTTGTGATCGAATAAATGCAGGCTTGAGTGATGCTATTCCGCCCTTACCTTTTGCGATCTGTGACAGCTTGCCACGATCGCCAATGCCGCCGATGTTGTTCGTGATCAGCGAGCCAGTAACACTCTGAGCAGCCTTGCGTTGTTCGTCTGTCAGATCGATGTGATCGATGTGGATATTGATTGGCGGAGTGACGCCAACGTTATCTTTCCATCCGTAAGTGGCTGGATTCGTCAGAAAGATCGACCAGTCAGCAAGCGACCTATAGAACGGCTTTAATGCGTGCGGCTTGAGTTCCCATCGGTTTTGCGTTTCGCCGCGATTAATGAAGTATGTGGCGAGAAACTCATTGACGGTTTTCGCACGATCCAACAGTACCGCATGATTCGCAAACTCGATTCGATCGTTCGGAGCTGGCGTTCCTGTCGCGCACAATTTCCAATCAAGTCCTCGGCCCAATTCGATTAGCCGCGTGCCCCATGCCCCGTAATGGCTTTTAAGCATGGATGATTCGTCGAGAATCAGGCCAGTCAGTTTCCCCGGCGCAAGATCTTCGCGGATCGCTTCATAGTTTGTGATTCCGATTTGTAGCCCATTTGTGGCGGTCAGCCATTCCTGTAAATCAGCGGCTTTGACTCGACCGATCGGGAACGCTTCTCCGTACCATCGCAATGCCTCTTCCACTGTCTGACGACACACCATCAACGGGGAAACGATTAGCACTTTGCCTTTTGTTTGCTCAGCACAGTGGCGAGCGAACTCCAGAAGCATTAACGTTTTTCCAAGTCCGCAGTCAGCAAAAATAGCATACTTGCGACGCTCAACAGCGATCCGAACAATGTCTGCCTGGTAGTCGAACAGGTTGACGGCCGGAGTGTATTTCTTGCCCGTCTTTCGCTTTGACTTCACTCCGACGAGTGAGGCGTATTCGTCAGGGACAATTGCGGCCGATCCCTTGAACTGGTAGATCGGGCATTTGCGTACAGCTAGAAAACGTGCATAGTCTTCTGCTGAACGTGTATTGAAATCAATTCTCACGCTTTCCGCCCCTTAAAATACTTTGCCGCGATCCGCCACAACACGCCCTGCCGACTTTCGCCGGTCTTTGCTGATTCATCCGCCAAAGGCTTTTGCAGTTCCGGCGGAACACGC